CGACAGGATCCGTCAACACTTCTTTGTGAAAGATCCAAGACGGGAGGCCATCTAAGACAGCAGTAGGGCCTGATTTTCTTTGGAACCCTCGATGTCGTAGTTTACGAATCTCTAAATCTTTTGAGTTGAAGATGTGATTCATTTTGACAGCGTCTTTATCATGATAAAAACTATGGAGATACTCTGCCCGTTCTATGATTGTTTCGGGGTCTTCGAAGTGATGCAGATAGTCTTCACTATGTTCCCAATACACATTCATTGTCATCTGGGCAAGTGGTCGTCGTTTACGAATCAAGTGAACCATCATGTGAACAGAGTTTAACCCAAACATAATATCGCCAACGCCTGGCGTACCTTTCCAGTCGACTTCATTGTCGTAAGTGAAAAGGTACGGATGGTTCTTCAGGGGATCATGATATAGTTCAAAATTCATCTGTTCAAATTAGAGACTTTCTCCGAGTTATAATTTTTATACATCGAAAGAAGTTCTTTATCGCCCCTTGTATGGTCTTCTTCGTTGAAGTTAGATTTACTTAAATAAGTTTTTTTATGTTTGTCGCGCTTTTTATTGCGCGGATCGAAACGGCTGTATTTTGCCATGGTAATTAACCTACATTCTCCATTCTACTCATCAAACGTTCTGCTCGATTTGTCACTTGACGATACCAAATACTGTCACGCCCTTCTACAGCGGCTCTTGCCCAATCACCTTCAGCAATCGCGCTATTGAAGTTCTTAAACTTACTGAGTCTCGGCCGACCCATGTTGAACATCATATTAACCAAGATTTGTTGGACTTCGTCTGGGAGTTCTCCAAATGCCCCTTCTCCGTATAGAGTTCCACACTCGCTGATTGAAGTATCAAGGTCTCGCTCGAAACACGCCCTAACACGTTCTTCAGTAACTGGTGTACCAACTGGTTTTCCGCATTCCTCGTCACTTTCGAGGACAAGGTGACCGACGCCAAAGGTGGGATAGCCGAGATGGTCGTTATAGATGACATATTCTACTCCTTCATCAATTTTTAATTGGTCGTACACTGCTTCTCTATTCATTTAATATCCATCCACTCTTTTGTCATTATATAGTCTCTTACGAGACCACTCCTTACGATATCTTCCCATGTAAAGTTGATCACAGAAAAACTCTTTAATTGTTCAAGGATATCGAGAAAACTATTTATACCCTTTTTATCACTATTGTTTTTGAAGTCTGACTGATAATAGTCACCGCAGAATATAATCTTAGAACAATTACCGACACGCGTTATGACTGAGTCCAATTCGTGAAAGTTAAGATTCTGCATCTCGTCAACAATTATGATACTGTGATCGAAGGTAAGCCCTCGAAGGTATGATGTCGACTCGAACGAAATATATTTATTAGCAACTAACTTGTCGTATGCTTTTTCGTCTTCGAATAATTGCGCTGCGACTGATCGATAAGGTCCTGTGTATGCGTTCAGTTTTTCTTCTATAGTGCCTGGAAGATATCCTACATCTCGTGTAGGAACAACTGATCGAATGATTTTAACTGAACCGAAAGGTGATGTTTTTTCCATGACTTCTTCAAGGGCAAGGTAAAGAGCAAGAAAGGTTTTACCTGTCCCTGCTGTGCCAACCAGAGCCATGTGATCACCGCTCGACCACGCCTTAAACACTTCTGTCTGCGCTTGAGTAATAGGATCAATAGTGATTAAGTCATCGATGCGAATATTCATCGACGGTAAAGAGTCTATGCGCATACTAGTCGATTTACCATTACCTTGTTTCAACCTCATATATTTTCCACTTATAGTTTAATTGCTAATAACAATAAGATAGCAATCAGTAGTGTGTTTGTAAAGAAGATCCCAATTGCTAATATTGTATGGTACCAAATCCATCTTGTCTTATACGCGTTGTCAATTGTTAGTTGTTCGGGATCAACATCATTTTTCACAGTGTACCTACTACTTCCTATATATTGACAGAGTTTGGTCTACGTCTGCCAGCTGATTTTTTAATATTTTTCAAATGATCTTTCCAATCACCTGATGTTTTGTTTACCATATTACCAGTATGGGTAATAAGGGCAGGAGTGCCCATAACTTGTTTCCACTCTCCAGATGATACCATTTCTTCCATCTTTGCAATCGTAACGATCATATTGTTAGTCTCACCTGTTTGAAGATTTTTCATTTCGTACAACGGCATAATATTATTTCCTGTTTGATCAATCTATATAGAGAGAAACGAGCCTCTTGATTGAGGCTCATCCCAGATCTGGATCACCCCCTTAAACGCGTTTCTACTTGTGAAATTGCGCAATCTAAAAATGATTGCCGTTTAGCAATTTTGTAAGCAATTTCTTTTTTACCTCTCTTTTCTAGTTTTCGAATATAATGTCCAAGTTCTCGTGAATCTTTTTTTAATCTTTCTATTTGATTGGATTCGACCATAAGCATTTCCTTATCTAAAATTATTCTTGGATCATGATCATTCTTGGATCAACTCTGGGAATACCTCCTTTACCAGTGTTTTAGTCAATCCTTTCACAGGGGACTTTTTGTTTATCATAGATACTAATATCTCAGCATCTTTGGGGTGTACCGCCTCGAGCATGTCAATGAACATGCGTTCGCGACGAATGGGATTAAGTTTGCTACTTTCTTGCAGACCTTTAACGTAATACTTAAAGGTACGATGTTGTCTCAGAAGAGACGAGGGAGGTGTTTCGGGATTGTTTGGTGTGTATGGTGGAGTTCCAGTTGGTAGATTCCACTGAATGTTATTATCAAACGTACCCCTTAATACATCCAATAGAGGCATTATTTCATTTGATTTTAATACTGTTATTCTATCTTTCTTGGTCTTAGCTTTCTCAACCTGATCAAGAATTTCATACACTTCAAGTTTCTTAGCATGAATTGCCATAATGTTTCACCTTAATTATATATTATGTTCTAACGAGCTAAAGCTATTTTACACAAATATTCCAAATTTGTCAAGCGTTATTATCTACAAGTATTATGTCGAATGTTGCGGACACAGTTGCTTGTTGTGCCGCTATGCAGTCTACTCTTATATCAGTCTTCTCATTAATTTTTATTGGTACAGGATACTCAACAATGACATTCTGCCCCCCGGCCGCATAGAATCTACCCTTGATTCGAAAGATACCACCATCAGTAATTTCCTTTGTCATCACACTATACTGCATCGCAGAGTTGGTTGATGCCTTGTCAGAACCTAGTTGCAACTTCATCAAGTATCCAGTCTTACCAGCAGGGATGGTATAAACTGACATGAGTGTCTGATTATTATCTTCTATGATCTTCGCAACAACTGTACTACTTAGACTCATTGTCACATCAGCGTCATTGTTAGTGTCCACCATGTATGCACGAAAGATACGAGAAAATGTTTTAGTACCACTTGCACCAATCGCAACTGTCTCACTCTGTGCGTTATACGAAGCATCTAATCCTTCGATATAAACATTCGCACCTGCGTTCGAACCAGACGCGACCGCAACAACACTGTTAGCGGGATATGGATACACAGTTGTGCCAGAGTTACCGTCCCAGATAGTTCCTGCCGTTATATCACCATCCGATGCACCAAACTTGTTAATATGACCATACCCGTCTACGAGACCAGCAGCGATAGGAATGTTAGATGCAGAACCCGATGTGTTCAAAATGTTGCCATCTTTATCCGCTAACATGACCACTTCATGTACATCCGAATTAGATGTGTTGAAGTGTTCGTTACGATGTGCAGAATACTGTGCCATTATTTATCCCTGAGTCTAGGCTCTCGCCTATTATAGTGTTGTGTAACAATCGCTAAGTTTTCAGGATCGTTGTTTAAAGGGTTATTATCTTTGTGGTGTACATCCATCTCATCAGTAAGATCCTTGCGCCCTCGCAGTTTCCTTCTTGCAGCATTACGTGCTGTTCTACGTTCTACTTGGTCTGGGCGCGAATGATAGTCGGCGTATTCTTTTGCGTAGTCTCGTTCTTCTGTAAAGGCTTTAAATGAAATCATTACCGGATCTGTCTTTTTTTCTCTGCTTCGATCCACTTCTTCGCCTTAGAGTTATCGGGTGGTGATTTCGTAAACTTAACAGCATCACGATAAGCACGAAGAGTTTCAGATTTATAATCTTTTCCGGTAGTATTATCGACAACCAGAAAATTCTTCTTACCGAACATCGTCTGAAACGCGCCTATGTTCGCCTGGACGCTTTTCCAATATTTCTGCACTTCTGCATCGGGAAGTGATCGATCGCGCTGCCTGTTGCGTTCTAGAGCGGTCTCAATGTCTGTATTGACAAGAATCATTGCGACATCGTACCCAATGTCTTTGAGTTTCTTTGCCTGCCCTTTAACCTTCTCAATGTCTTTTCCAGTACCATCGATGACCAAACCTAAACGACCATCTATATATTGTTGTTGGCGTTTCCCTGTCAGTTTCTGAGCACGACCTCTTATCTCTTGACCCTGAACAGAGAATATATTATCAGGATTCATTTCGATTCCAGCCTTTTTCATAGCCGTTTCGAAAGCATCATCAGAGTTAACAATCTTATAACCAAGTGATGTCAACCCTGTTTTACCAGCGATGAACGACTTACCAGAACCAGGTCCGCCCGCTAGGAAGATTGCTTTAAATATGGCGGGGTCATTGACACCCTCGGCAAGATGTTGTTTAAATGATATCATTGTTAGATTATCTAATTGTCTTAATTAATATTATTTATACTTTTAATACTTCGAACAATTACTTTGGTAGGTGTTTAGCGTGAATTTTACAACCAATGAAAGCGTTATAATAATCGTCTCTCAACAACACATCTTTGTCAAATTGTTCTTTGGCTTCAAAGTAAGACATCTCGCCTTTCGTGTTGCAAAGTCTCAATATCGTTCTATTATATATGTTATCTGAAATAGATATTTGTTCTTTTAAACGCTCACTACTACCATGGTATGTACGCCAATCGCTCTCTACGAGCGTCTTCTTGCGTCTCTTGCGTGTTTTGGTGACGGGTAAGATCTTACTACGCCAGAAGCCTTTCTTACCAATATATTTCATACCGGTGTCAGCCTCCTCTATCAGATACACAAAACCCACCAGAGAATTTAATTCCTCTTCGGTGGGTTCATAGGGTTGATCGTTGTAATACCAAGTCATAAAAGTATGCTAGGTTACCGATTCCCACTGGGCTTCGATACCACACATTGGGCAATTTGCTGGTTTTTCTTCGTCGTCAGTAACAGTTAACTCGACATAGGTATCACACATTGGACATTCTAATTCGTATTCGTATTCATCCATTTTTTAACTCCTTATTTTTATGTATATTATTTAGTCATCTCGCGGCGTTAATTCTTTTTGGCCACTTGTTAAACCCGCGTCTAAAACATGGAAATCCAAAAGGTCTCTTTTTCTTAATAATGAAATCTGTGTTTGCATAGAGATACACTTATTTTTAAACAACTTACACCACTGTAAATGAACTGTTTGGTCAGGTGTCAGATCAACCTCATATGGGTTTTTATATTTGTCTCGTCTAAACACAATAATAAAGTCGGCGAACCAAACGCGGTGATCTGGTACAAATAGGTTTTGTATAGATTTGCTAATACCGAACGAACCTAAACCAAATGTAAGGTCGCGCCTTATTATTTCTCCTACATATCTTTCAAAGAATTTTGCTGTGGGCGGTTTCCACAATTGTGGATTCCAATCTAAACGAATGTCGTTCCTTGCTCGAACAATATATTTGTATTTTTTAGGTA